CGCTCACCCTGATACTGCATGTAAGGGTTGGTGGATGTATCTGTCAACGCTTGCGCTTGACCAAGCACCGATTGCGCGTAAGGTGCAATCTCCGGTGCAAAACCTATTTGATTTTGTTGTACTGACGTTGGGTCAGAGTAGCCAAGTTTTGGATCGTATGCCATGTCTATTCCTTATGCGGGAAGATATTTTTCGGAACGGCTGTTCTTAGCTACTCGGCCTTTGCCAACTGTACTTCGGCGGGCAGATTGAACTCTGTCCATCATTGCGTATAGCTTACGTGCGCCAGCTTCGGTTGAGCCATTACCTAACTCAGACACAATGCGTGCGGGCACTACAAATTCACCGTCAGCTAAACGTGCGGGGCGTTTGTTGCCAATCGTTGCGGGTATGGAGTCAGACACGCCATCACCGGGGCCGCGCAAGAGCCTGCCACCATCAGAGTAACCGCCAAGGTCAAACTGCTGAGCCATACCGCCACGAGCCATAGCCATTAAACCACCGTTAGCTTCACCGCCACCATCACCGCCGCCGTCGTTCTGCCCAGTTACTGTAGTGTCTGTAATTTTTTCAACCGGTTTTGCTTTTTTGATCTTTTTGTATACGTCAGCTATTGACATACCTGTAGCCGCTGCTATTTGTTCTGGTGTTAAGTTATTAGCAGTCATCCAACTTACAAAAGCATCGTCGTTTGAATATTCAGGCGATTTAACGTAATTAATTACGTCTTGGTTTGTTAGGGCTAAAGACTTTTTGCCTTCTTTGTCGTACGTTGGAATAGCGTAGTCAGGATTAATCTTGTACGTCTTTGTTGCGGGGTCAAACAAATACATCTGTTTAGCCGATGCCATAGGTATACCCAGTACTGACGAAGCGTAGGGCTTCATTAGCTCGCCAGTTTTTGTGTACGGTATAGGGTCGTAGTCTGTCTTGCCGGTCAAGAAATCATAAGATTGCTTAGAACCACCTCTAAGGGGATACTTGTCTTCAACCGCTTTTAAAGAAGCAAAAGTGGGGGAGGTGTAGCCCAAGTTACCACCGCCTCTTACGTAATCATCACGCACCTGACTCATTGGTAAAGTAAGGTCAGGACGAGTTGTAATTGTGCCGTTAGGGTTAACAGTGGTTATGCCTGCACCACTTACGCCGGGGGGTAGGCCAAGAACAGTACTTAAGTCGCCACCCAAACCTGTACCGTCTCTAGTGTATGTACCACCTGTACCAGTAGTTACAATCTTGTCAATTTTCTTGTCGTCTTTTTTGGGTGTAAACAAGTCGCCAAACTTTTTACCGGTTGCTGCTTCAACGTCTTTTAAACTAAGTTTTGCGCGTTCCAATTCTGCAAGTGCAGCGTTTTGCGCTTGGGCTACAGTCATTTTTCCGGAGTTAATTAAATTCTGTAAGCCAGATGCACCATAGTTAATGTTGCCGTATAAGCCCTCTAAACCCCCTTGGTCACCGGGCAAAGCACCGGCGGTGTATCCAATTTGATTGTAGAAATCAACAGGTTTTCCAGTACTTGCATCAACGATACCGCCTGTATAGCCTTTGTCATCTATCGCATGTGTCAAAGCGTATTGAGCGCCTAGAGACAACCCTGCGTTTTGCATAGCATTTGCCAACGATTGATCTTTTAAACCGACTGCACCAGTAGCTTTTAGAAACTCAGAAGCATCTGTACCGGGGGCAATAAGCGTGTTTACAAAACGTTTTTCGTAGTCAGCTTGTTGGTTTTGTGTACCTGTAACCCGTGCAATGTCGGCGGCAGACACACCAAATGTCTGCATGTCCTGCGCAATCTTTGCGTCAGTTAAACCGGGAGTTTTAAAATAATCAAAAATTTCCGTGTCGGTAGGCTTATACCCGCCAACAAGACTACCATTAGCACCAGCGTAGCCGGGCACGCCACCTTCAGCCATGCGAACAACAGGCTCACTGCGCTGAGTAAAGTCTAATTGGCCGGGGCCGTAGCCACCGTCGTCCATACCCATCAAACCACCACCAGCCGCACGATAAGGTGTAGTAGCGGTATACGTACCGCTGTATGGATCAAAAGTATAGGGGCTAATCATGCCGGGTTTAGTAACCGTTTGCGGTAGTTTATTCTGCACATTTTCACCAGCAAGAATAGCGGGGCCAGCGGCATACATTAGAGGGCTTGCTAAAGATTTAGCCATACCCATAGGGTTCTTTCCAACTGCTTCAAACCCAGAAGATAGTTTTTCATACGGCGTAGCCGCAGCCATTCGGTCTGTAACTTGCTGCTGTAGTAGAGTATCTTTTGCGCCTTCCCCAGCAATCTGTAATTCGGCTGCTAGCTCAGGGGTCATTGTTAAGCCTTTTGCTGCTTCAGCGGCCCCAATAGTAGAAGTCCCCGCTTCCATAAGACCAGCGCTTAAACCAGCACCGCCATAAGCGCCAAGGCCAGCAGAGATGCCCTTACCAATATCACCCGTACGTACTGTTTCAACACCACCAACAATAGCGGCGGCTTGCATGGGGTTAATCATGCCACCAGAAAAATAACTAATACCCGCGCCAATAATAGTTGGCAACAACTTATCTAAGAAGCCAGCTTCAGGTAGACCCGTCTCGGGGTTAATAGTAAGGGAGCCGCCGTGGTTCTCGGCCAACGCTTGTAGTCCCTGCACTTCACGTGGGGACATGTGGATAAGCATCGAGTCAGGGCCGCGACCCTTTGATGCCATGTGGTCGGCTAGTACAGCAAGGCTCATAGTTGCCTCTCAAAATGGGGGTTGTTGGATAATATCATGGCGGGAGCGCAGATACAAATGAAAGTGTAGCTACGACGGATTGAGTAGACGGCTTAGTGGGCGTACCCGAAGCGGCAAGGTGTTGGATAGTCACAGCAACATTAGGCACAGACCAGTAAATCTCAACGTAGTCATTGGCCTTCATAGTCAGAAAATAGTTCCAGCCAACAATTGAGTGCCCATCCGTACCCGCGTGTCTGTTTGGAATAGATACAAACCCCGTTGATCCTGTAATATCCGCACCGTTTTGTTTTAACCAGATGTAAACATCTTGAAAAGCAGTATCCGTGTTTTGGAACTGGGCGCTGAACTGTAAGTTATATATGCCAGCGTTGGCTACAGTAATCTCCGAGTTTGCAATACTTACCTCGTTAGAAAAATCGGTAGTGTTTAGCGTCATCAGCGTAGCTGTATTAGCTGTTGCGGTCTGATCCTGATCGCTTGAAAACGCGCCGTACGGAAACGCTAAGTATTTACCGCCTGCATTGCCTGTAATTTCTGTAAGAGCGTTTTGTATTTGGTTAAAGTACAGCCGCAAGATATTGGTAAACTGATCTTGGTAACGGCGCTCGTACTGATCCGTACCCAGCGGTAAGCTAGGTGGGGCTGGATTAATCAGGCGGTTGCTTGTTGTCATTAACGCCTGCCGTCCGGTCTAATGTCTATACGAGGTGCGCCCAACTGCCAGCAGGTGTTAATCTGGTTTGAGCTAATTTTGAAGATCATCTGGCGACCGCGCATGCGGGTAAATATCTGGCCTGTAAACTGCTCTGTAATAACGTATGTACTACTTTTTGCTACAGGTTGTGAGGCCGTGCTTGTAACCCCAGAGCCTGAATTGGCCAACCCTTGCAAGGTCATTGCTACTGCAGGTAATGCGCCAGCGGGAGTGCTTGTAGCGTTTTCAAAAGTCAGGTCAGGTAAGACGCGCCATACAAAACCAAAGTTATGGCCGTCACCAATATCAAACTCAGACGAGCTAATGTAAGCATCAATTGCAACAGCAGTGCCGGTCGTATCATCGTTCAGCCCTGTCTCGTGGTTAATTAAGTTGCCTGTTAGCGTATTGGAGAAGTAGTTTGCCGCAATAGGAACAGACTGCAAACCAGAGTCAAGCCACGCTGTACGCGACATGGTGCCGTAGTACCAAATTTTTTCAAGGTAGTTATAGATAACATACTTGTCGATGGCCGTGCTGTCAGCCGAGCAGTAGAACCACCAGACTTCATTAAAGCCTTCATTTGTCCCCGCAAAAATTTGTAGTGCTTGCTCTTGGTTAAGGTCACCAAACACAAAGCGGCGCAGGTCGCAATTTAGAGTGTTTACACGGCCATCGTATTGGTAGAACTTATCTACGCCCATCCAGTACACAACGCCTGAAGCAATCACAGCCGCGTTAGGCCCCATTATTGAGATGTTGTCACCAAGAAGCTGCGGTACCCAAACGTAAGGAGGGCCAAGGTACTGTAGCGAATATATGGCCGAGTCGGTAAATATCACAACTTCTTGGCGGGTCTGAATCGTAGAAATAATCTCAGAGCCGTGGGAAATGCGTATAAACCCCGCATGATTGGTAGGGTCGGGCGTCCAGTTGTAAATGTCGTCTTGCGCTGACCAACGAATTAACATAGGGTCAAGCACTGCACTGCCGTAGTCGTTGCAGCCAAAAGCAATCACAAAGCGTGATGTATCTGATACCGTTAGAGTGTTCTGTACAGTCGGCACATCCACAATTAAAGATACATACACGCCAGTGCCCGTGGAAGAAGTATTGACTGCATTGCCTGCGCTGTCTAAAAGCTTAAATGTTAGGCCATTTACTTCAAAGACATAGTATGTAGTAGCTGCAGAGATGCCTGTAGGTAAAGATGTGGTGGCCGCAAATTGAAGAGCTGCACCTTCGGTGTACAGGATGGTGGAAGTCACCACAGTCGGCGAGGCGCTGGTAAATGATACGTTACCGCCCAAAGAGTTTAGCAATACGCCACGAGTCGTAAGCCCGCCCGTTGCGTCCCAATAATACAAACCACCACCACGCGGGCCAAAAACTAAATCTTCACCGTAGTTAATTTGACTCCACAAACGCAGGGCTATTGAGCTACCAATACCATTACCCCACGTACCAAGACCCCATCCACCTGCGCCCCATCCGACCAAAGGAATCTGTTCTGCTGGGCCGACATTAATTTGATACGCAGCTACGACAGAAGCACCACCACCGGGAGAAACGTCTGAACCGTTAGCCGTAGCCGAAGCTGTAAATGTGTAGGTGTTTACGGTAAGAACCGATATTTGATACTGCGCATTTAACACTGCAGCGGTGATGTTGCCGCCTAGTCCTACAGCGCCGCTAAATGTAACAAAGTCGCCCGTAACAGCGCCATGACTTGTATCTGTTACTGTAATTGTGGCAGAGCCATTTGTAGCCGCAAACGGGTTGTTATTGATTGTGCTTGTCTCACGGATAGGCGTAATGTCGTT